AACCCCTTGACAGGTGGTTAGTTTTACTTACAATTAATTTTATTATTAATTATAATAGGAAATATTATGGAAACAGAATCAGTCGGACTAATAGCTAGTATTATTGCAGGATATCCTACATGGTTAACAGCTATCATTTCTCTAATTTCTGGAGCAACTGCTCTAACTGCTTTGACTCCCACCAAAGTAGATAACAAAATATTAGGTGGCACACTAAAAGTTTTAAACTTAGTAGCTGGTAATATTGGTAAAAACAAAAACGCAGACGATAAATAATGGGAATCTTATCTTCCTTTTCTACTATACTTAGTGTGTTTACTAAGATAGCTGGTTACTTTATAGTAAAGAAAAGTGTTGAAAGAGATATAATGAAAGATCAATTAGATGATATACATACTGCCAAGATGGTTAAAGAACATGTTAATTCTACCAGCAATAAGTCTACTCGTAGCAAGTTGCGGAGCAAGTATATCAGGAAATAATTACTGCAATATCGCATCACCTATCTTACTAGAAGAAGGTGATGTTGATATTATAAGTGATAACCTATCCAAAGATTTGTTAATACATAATTCTGTATACGATAAATTATGTCTTGACTAAACGTAATACAGGTTTCTTTTTTATTTTTGTAACTTGTTCTTCTTGCATAAAGTTTTCAAAATAATTTTCTAATCTGAGTATAGTTTTTTCTTGGACATTCTTTGATCCTTTCTCTAACTCAATCAAAGTATTACGAGATATCCCAGTCTTATTGCTTAAATCTAACAAGCTATAAGACTGAGCTTCTCTATGTCTTTTTAAAACTTCAGACCAATTACTAAAATGGTATGTCATCTAAAGGTATCTCGTCATCTGCCATAGGTGTTGAAACTTTTTGTTGAGCATATGGATCTGCATTAGATTTTTTCTCACACAATTCTACTGCGCTATCAAAGTTACCTACAACTATACTGGTATACCACTTATCATCATTACCTTTATTGTACTGTACTTCTCCTGCAACAAAAACAATCATACCTTTCTTTATATACTTCATAATAAAGTCTGTCTTCTTATCATCAAATACTGTGATGTTGTGGTGTTGAGGTTTAGATTTTTCACCCCATCCAGAGTTAGTTGTTACACCCATTTTACACCATCCATTATTAGATGCTATAGTTTCTGGATCTCTTGTCATGTGTCCTAGTATTGTTATTCTATTGTAAGTTCGCATCTTCTAGCTCCTTCTTTTTTTTATCGAATTGTTGTTTTAAAATTTTTTGGTGTTCAATAGATACTGAGTTAATCTTATGTTGGTTGTCATCCCATAGATATGTTAATCCATCTACTGTTCTTGCTCCTTCCATTTTAGATTGAAAACTTTCTGCTTTAGGTTTAGGAGCAGGTGCAACAGCAGTATTACCATCATCATCTTCACCACACATACCCAACATAGATTGTAATCCATATCTTCTTGCGTATGTTATAGCACTACCTAATTTTTGTGCATCATTCTGATCTTTTAATTTTAACGGCACACCTCCATCTTCTAAGAATGCACCTGACTTATGTATAATTCTAGTTACTAATACTGTATCTGTTTCACGTGAAACATTTAGTTGCATTACAGCTAGGTCATACTTAGCTAAAGTGTCTGATGCTATTGCTAGTGTATCTTCTAATGTTGCATACTTACTTTTAAAGAATGGATTCTTTGCAATCTTCTTTGGGTTAGCCATCTCTGCTAATGCTTGTACTAGACTAGAGTACAAGGCTGTGTCATCTTTACTCATACTTCACCTTCTTTCTTTTTTCTTAGGGTTATTGATTTCTTTCCACTAGTAGCTACCCACTTAGATGTTTCTGTTGTACATTTACTAGCGTCTTTAGGTACTAAAGCTTTAAGTTCTTTCTTTGCGTCATTAAATATATCTACTGCTCCTGTTGTTTGATCTAGTCTATCGCATATGCTATCCCATTCTGTATCTTTCATGTCGTAATCTTTTTTGTTATCTATATATATATCATCTACTAAATCATGATGTGGTGTCATGTAGTTGTCGCCTTCTATATAAGGATTACGGTGTTGAACTCTATCCCAGAACTCACAACACAATCCATTTAACTCCTCTTGATATACAGCATTAGATTCTATCTCATGTACTATAGGCTCTGCATTACCTCTTATAATAGACAGCCAGCAAGACTTAACATTTATGTGCATCATATAAAATTGTAACTGTGGCATGTAAGAAGTAATTTTATCTTTAATAGTACCGAAAGGATTAGTGTGTTTACATTCTAAAAATGTAGTACGTTCTCCATAACTGTTAAGAACAATGCCATCTGTATGACAGAAGAAAGGATAGAGATCTGGTGTTACTGCAAAAGCATTACTGTAACAACCTCCTCTTAATACTTTATAGTCTTGTCGTTTTTCAAACCATTTAATATTTAATTCTTCTGATAAGATACCCATCTGTACTGGGAAAACATCTGACAGGTCTTCACTTTTTACATCTTTATTAATAGTACCTTTAGTATTATATAATTTATTTAGTTCTTCTGGATTGTTTCTCCATATTATATTGGCATCACTACCACCAATACCCATGTGTCTTTTGTCCATCATACTAAAATTTAATTCAACGTGCCTCATATTAGATTCCTCTTTTATTAATTTATTCATACGTCTAAATCTACCCATAACTATTCTCCTTATGTAGATATATTGTACTGCATTATTGCAATTAGATCAAGTGTTTATTGTGCTTGCCCTTCAATTAAGCAGGGGAGATATAATCAAAGGGCAAGACTTTAGCTTAAATTATGGGACACTTTCTTTAAGCTAATTAGATAACGCAAGCCAGAAGTTTTGTCATGATTGATAGCTTCCATGAACACTGCTGGTGGTGGGAACTTAGCATACTTCCATGTAAGAGTCACACCTGAACATGCGTGTTTAAATAACGGAGAGGGTATGTCTTCTAAGGCTCTGACTAATAGATCTAAACCTAAACCAATAGGTAGTTCTACTTGAAACAATTTAGCTAACACATCTAACGCAGACAAGATTGCTTTCTTAGGAGGTGGTGCTAAATCTAATTTAATCTTATCAATCATGTCATCTATCTTATCTTTAAAGGCAATGCATTCATGATCTTTCTTATTCAATACTTTTAATTGATGAGGAAACACCTTGAAGATTGTGTCTATCTGAATAATCTCGTAGTCTTCTATCGTTAGATTCAGCCATGCTGGAGCTCTTACTACTGTTCCTTCTCGTTGAAACAGAGCTGTCCATCTTGTTAGATTTTCTAATCCAGAAACGGAAGGCGGCATCCCAGTCACTCCGTACGTCACCTGTTGAGATGTAATAATCTCTAAACTGTTTGACTTCATAATCATAATCTATCTCCCTAAATTGTTGATTAATATATTTCTTAGTATCTTTAAGTGGTACATACCCAGTAGGTATGCGTCGTTTAGTAGCAGGTGGAGATGACTTTACTATCTTGCCTGTGTTCTGCATGGTAGTAAAGATCTCACCTTCTATGTCTAACCAATACTGTTGTTCAGCATAAGTTAAATTAGTAAAACTATTTTGGAATCCTTCAGATAAATAATAACAACTACTTCTGTCGCAGTTTAATATTCTAGCTAATAATAGATCAGTCATGCTTGTATTTCTTTTCATTATCCAACAGATAAACATTCTTATCTGCAACATATCTGTATCACTACGTCTGGCTGATAAAATTTTTTTCTCTGTTAGATGGTACGTTGTAGTTATGTGTCCAATAACACCAAGATAAAAAGCTAAGTTACTACAATGCTCAGTAAGATCTATCTTGCTAGGTTGAAAGTCATCTGTATGTACTATAGGTTTATTAATTTTTATCTTGCTTAACGGTTGTTTGGTATAATGTTCTCCCATTTTTCTATGTCCCTGCTTGGTATTTCAATTATCTTTATCCCATATAAAGACTCTACTAATTTTTTTTTAATCTTATAGATGTCAGTTACTTGGCCCTTAACATCTTCAACTATCTTGTTACCTAACGCACCATTAGTTAATACAGTATCGTAACTAAAGTCTGCTCTATACTCACACACCTTTACATTGTTAACCATACATGGAAACTTAGGTTGTAATATTAAATTCATTATCTCTTCATTATCTCTTAGTATTATTAATTGTTTAAACCTTTCACCTTCTGCTTTGCTATGGAAGAAAGTTTTCTTACCATCAAATGTTAAGTACAATCCTTGTGCATTATATTTATTACGTTTTAATTTTGGCTTAGGCATACTATACTTCCTTTGATTTAATTATTATTTCTACATCTAATACTTCAGTCCAGCAAACCAACATAAAGAATGAAGGTACTCTATCACCACACTCCCACTTACTTACTAACCCATCAGCACAACCTATAATATAATCTACTTGTGCTTGGGTATAGCCTTGTAACTTACGTGCATCTACCATTGCATCTACTATTTTTTTATAAGCTTTGTTATTTATTGGTGTAACATTACTGTTCATTCAGCCAGTCCCAAACTTTCTTAGCTGTGTCTTCTCTAAGAGTTGTTTGTTTTGTAACTAACCTATGATAGGTACTGTCTTGCACACCACATACTTTAAAAGCATAACGCAATTTAATTTTTTTTATAGATGCAAGCTCTCTTAATTGTTCTTCATACGTAATCATGTTTGCAACTATGCTTGTTTTTATTTTAGCTGTCTAGTTTTCTTTCATGTTTCTGAAAATTTCTTTTAGTTACAATCCACCAATCATTTTTATCTATCATGTTATTACAATGATTACATTGTAATGCAGACCAGGCAAAATGGTATACAAATGAGGAACTATAACAATCTGGACACTTTATATTTCTACCATTACCTGCTCTTGTCTTACCATTTACTTTAAATAATGTTATGCTTACATCTTCATGCTCTATCTCTAGTATTTCTATCATCTTATAACCCCATCTCTGTTATTAAAAATTCAAATGCTTTACTTGCTTGAGCAGATGCAGATACTAATGAGCTTGGTTTATCTTTTAATCTAGTACACCAGCTATGAATATATTTTGTATGATCTTCTCTTATATCTACGTTATACCCTAGATGATTGCACATCAAAGCACTACCTATCTCTGCTATTAATTCTTCTTGAGCTCTCATGTCTGTTGACTTGCTATAATCTGTAATTGTTTTTCTATTTAGTCTACTGCTATGACCTGTCCAATGTATAAGCTCATGACATAAGGTACTATAGTATTCATTGTACTTTTCTAATGCTGTACCTACAAAGTTATCTTGAGGTGGCATCTCAACTATGTGATTACCGTGATAACTGGCACACGTACCTAGCTTAACCTCTAATCTAAACTCTTTCTTTAGTTTGTTTAACCCAGTATGAAACTTCTCAGCTGATACTGATTCAGTCTTAGGCATGTCAGCATTGTAATCGTAGCCTTCTGTCTGCTCTATGTTGAACACATACTTGTGAGTAAAGAATGTCTTGCTTGTTTCTGTACCATCATCTTCTATTTTCTTTTTAAATATAGGTACTAGTATCTGCGTTCCATTTTTTCTTTGGTCGAACCTAATCTTCTTACTGTTGTTAACCCATTGATTCCAACCACCCCATGATGGGGCAGTATAACCCTTGGCTCTTGCTATTCTATACAACATAAAAATATTAAAGCCTTTATAGTATGTGTCTGTTAAATAATTTTTTGGAAACGCAGACCCTAACTTGAAGGGCATAACCCACTCAGACTTAGGCTTGCCCTGCTTTATAGACTCATCAAGAACTTCAAGCTCTTCAATGATAGTGTCTATTACATCTTGTACTTTAACTGTCATTTATCTTTCCTTTAAATATAAATCAACATCTCTTGTTAGCTTATGCTTAGTTACGTACTCTTTATAAGCATCTCTCTCTGCTCTTAGCTCAGACTTTAATGCTAATATCTTTTTCTTTAATGCTTTAGGTGATGCCAGATATAACTCATACCTAGTGATTTCATTCTCTTGTTTACTAATCTCTATCTCCATATGCCACTTAGCTTCATGTTTATTTTGCATCATCTTCCTCCATTTGTTTGTCCATTTGTTTAGCGTTTGCCATCATACTATTCTGTGCATCTATAACTATTTGTTTAAGATCTAAGTCAATAGCTTTGTTCTCTGCTATTGCTTGCTCTATTGCATGATCTATATCACAGTCATACTGGTCTTGTTCATCTTGTTTTTCTATATCTAAGTCACTCATTCTACCCATGTTTATTCTCCTTTAATTTTTTCATAGCAAATTCTAAATTAAAATATGCTTCTTCAATAGATGGATAATGAACTTTCCATTTTGACCAACCTCTTCCCGGATTAATGTTAGTTCTAACAATGCTTAATGCATTTAATATTATATCTAAGTCACTTATTTTACCCATGTTTTGCTATCCTTTCTGCTGATACTATACATAGTATACCCATTGTTAATATTACTAGTGATAACCCTANACTCCCAAAGGATATCAAGTTAACACCACTTACAAAAACTTCACAGATACCAACGACTCTTAGTATCCATTCCATTGACGTTTTGTTTATCATAATCTAGTCCTCCCTAACTAATTGTACTGCATAATTGCAATGATTACAAGTGATAAATTTTTATCAGTAGAGTTTTGACTGGAGGCGCATTACATTTTGACCAGCCGAAACCCTACTCCTAACCCCCCACCCCTCCTTAAAGATGAGGTATTGCTACCACTATCACAGGCTCTGGCACTAATATCCATCTGCTAACTGCACTAACTAATGGTAGTAATTTGAGGTACAAGAGAGCCTTTGTCTGACTCTCTTGTATAAGGTTAAGCTCTGCGTTTAGCTTTCCATTCTGCTTTTAGGTTGTTGTCATCTGATAATGTGTAAGGTTTACCAGTTAATTTCTCATAACCTATGCTTGCAGATCTAAGTTTATATGTATAATACTCAATCTCTGCTTCGATAGGTGGTATTTGATCACGAATCTTGTCACATTCTACTTGATACCTGTCTGCATCTTCGTAACGTGCCTCATTCTTTTTCATAACCTCTATTGCAACCTCTTTATTTAGTAGAGCGTTTTTTGCAAACATTAATTGTGAGTGATACTTGGCTGGTTCTTCTAACAACCTCTTTTTAGCCCAGTTAACTTCTTCACCATAACTAATGTATGTTACACTAGAGTTAATCACGTTATCCACTAAGTTCTCTTCGTGTTGAGCTATAGCGAATTCTATTTCTTCTTTTGTAAATGTAGTCTTTTTCATCATATCTTCCTTTGTTTATTTAAGTTATGTAAGCCTTATGACTTACACGAACCATCTCTCATGGGGTTCTGGATTCGTCCAGTCGGCTATGCCCCTGCGTTTGCAGGTTGACTGGACTAATTCAGGTTCATATGATAGACTGCGTTCGCTGTTTAGTCATAAGAGCTCTAGATAACTTCAATCAACAAAGGACACTTGATATGATAGAACAAAGCTCCATTTACAACAGATGAAATACTAAAGTTATAGCTCCACAAGATAACTTAGTCCTTAAGATAACGTGATTAACTCTCTTGAGACCTGCACCCACACTAGTGATTCACTTGATCCACACACTTGGTATTGACTAGTGGAATATGGCTTGGTACTACTTAGGTACACCTGTTAATTAGTCTTAAGGAAGTACATTAATGACGAATGATATTAAAACAACTAAGCCACATACTAATTATGTCCTAACGGACAAACAAAGCAAATTTGTTGATAACATGTTAGCATCTAATTGTTCAAGGACTCAATCAGCTATCGATGCTGGGTACAGCAAGAAATCAGCGCATGTAGAAGCCAGCAGGTTATGTAGGAACAGCAACGTGTTACAGGCTTTATATGATAGAACAATTAGTAGCTTAAGTGTTGATGCTGTTAGAGCATTAGCTACTGTTAGTTCTTTATCACAAGATGCTAAGTCTGAGTACGTGAAGCTAGAAGCAAGCAAGGATATAATGGATAGGGCTGGATTGCGAGTGCAAGAAGAAGAAAGTAGTGCTATAGGTAATGACATTACAGTTAAAATAGACCTCAGTGGTAATTAATTCTTCCTACCCGAAGGGGGGAGTAGGGGGGTTGAAAACTCGCCCACGACCTATAGTGACTGGTCTTGCTCAAGTATTTTTTAGATCCCACAGGTTTTTTTTTGTGCGTAGAGGTGTTCATATTAAGTCGTTAGTTTTATTTTATTGAAAGGATTATTGTTATGGCATCTAAGGGTTTGTATTATAACATCAATCAGAGGAAGAAGAAGGGGACAAGTAGATCTAAGAAAGACTCTACTGTATCTGATAAGGCTTACGCTAATATGAAGGCTGGTTTTCCTAAGAAGAAGAAGTCGTTAATTACATGAGAAAAGAACACAAGAATCCTAAAGGTGGTTTATCAGCTAAAGGCAGGGCACACTTTAAAAGAAAAGAAGGTAGTAATTTAAAAGCTCCTGTTAAAACTGGTACTAATCCTAGACGTATAAGCTTTGCCTGTAGGTTTGCAGGTATGGCTGGCCCTGAGAAAGATAAGAAGGGAAGACCTACTAGACTAAAGCTTGCTCTAAAGGCTTGGGGTTTTGGTAGTAAAGCAAGTGCAAGTAAGTTTTGTCAAACACATAAAAAAAGTTAGAAAGGAAGTACTATGCCATTATCACACGCAGTCATCAAATCAGCTTTAGCACGCAAACAAAAAAGAAAAAGAGATCAAGGAGGGTTAACAGCTAAGAACAAAGCTATGGCAACTCCTGAAAGAAGAGGAGGTCTTAAGAATACGCTTCCATCTAATATTATTAAAGGTAGAATGGGAGGTAATGTTACACCTTCTACACAAGGAAATGCTCCTAGACAAAACACATCTTTTAAACCAGCATCTAAAAAAGCAGCACCTTCTAATCCTAGTGGTAGTATAAGAACAGCGAAAACTAGTGGTGTTAACTTTATTATAAATAAGAAAAAGAAAGCAAAAAAAACTCAGTCTAATTCCCCACGATTACCTAACTATAGGGCTTAGTCTATGAGTTTTACTAATCAACTAAGTGTGCTTGACTTGAGCAGGCTAAGAAAAATTGTCGCTAACGTACAGTTAAAGTATTATCCTTCTGGGTATCTTACACCTTATGAGATAGATAAGTTTATTGATTCTCTAGGCCCTGAAGTTGCAGGCAATCTTATTAAGCATTATACGGATGCAGGTAAAGTTTGATAGAGTTTAAATATAAACCTCAAGGAGAGGTTCTAAAAAATTTTTTATCAGACAATACTTTCTTTAGGGGGTTACGTGGCCCTGTTGGTTCTGGTAAATCTGTTGCATGTTGTGTTGAAATATTACGCAGAGCCTTACAACAAGAGAAAGATACACATGGTATTCGTAAAACAAGAGTAGCTGTTGTAAGAAATACTAATCCTCAACTACGTACTACAACTATTAAAACTTGGTTAGATTGGTTTCCTGAAGCAGACTGGGGTAAAATGAACTGGTCACCTCCTTATACACATAGAATAAAACGAGGAGATATAGATTTAGAAGTAATCTTCTTAGCTCTTGATAGACCTGATGATGTAAAGAAATTGTTATCCTTAGAGCTAACCTTTATATTTTTTAACGAAAGCCGAGAGATTCCTAAACAAATTATAGATGCTGGTACTATGAGAGTAGGAAGATACCCTTCTATGAAAGATGGTGGCCCTACATGGTATGGGGTTATAGCTGATACTAATGCACCAGACGAAGATCATTGGTGGAGTGTTATGTCTGGAGATGCACCAGCACCAGAACATTTTACTAGAGAAGAAACGCTTATGTTAGTTAAGCCTGACAACTGGAAATTTTTTACACAGCCAGCAGGTATGGTAGAAGAAAAGAATACAGATGGTGAAGTTTTAGAATACTCTATTAATAGTAAAGCAGAAAATATAAAAAACCTAACGTCTGATTATTATAACAACATTATAAGAGGTAAAACTAAATCTTGGATTGACGTGTATGTTATGAATAAGTTAGGCTCAATAGAGGATGGTAAAGCTATTTATAAAGATTTTTCAAGAGAAGTNCACGTAGCAAAAGATGGTATAATACCAGCACAAGGCATACCNTACTATGTAGGTATTGACTTTGGGTTAACTCCTGCCGCAGTTTTTGCACAACAGATTAGAGGAAGATGGTTAATCTTACATGANATTGTAGCACAGGATATGGGTATGGTGCGTTTCTCTGAAGTACTTAGACAAGAGATGCAAGGAAAATTTGGAGGGTTACCTCTTGCTAAAATATATGGAGATCCTGCTGGCGACTTTAGAGCGCAGACAGATGAAAGTACTCCGTTTCAAATTATGAGAGGAGCAGGATTGTATGCTAAACCAGCACCAAGTAATGATGTATCTCTACGTTTAGAAAGTGTACGTGCGCCTCTAAATAGAATGATTGAAGGATTAAGTGGTATGCTTGTAGATTTTAGATGCAAACATTTAGTTAAGGGTTTTGAAGGTGGGTATCAATATAAACGTATGCAGGTATCAGGAGAAAGATATGCAGATAAACCTGACAAGAATCATTACTCTCATGTGCATGATGCCTTACAATATTTGCTATTAGGAGCAGGAGAAGGTAGGCTTCTTACTAAAGGACAAGAACAAAAAGTAGTACAAGCTAAAAGGGATTTTGATGTATTTACAAGAGAGCCTAAAAAAGTTGTGCGTAGACGACAAAGTATTTTTCAACGTAGGAATGGTATGTTTTAAAACTAACAAAGGAGAATTATAATGTGTATGGGATCAAGATCATCACCTGCTCCAGCACCAATGCCAGCGCCAGATCCTTCTATTGCAAGAAGAGAAGCAGAACAATCAAGTGAAAGAATGGCTAANCAACAAANAGATGTAACTAAAAGAAGAAAAACAGCTTACGGNATGGGTGGGAGAAGAAGTTTAATATCNTCATCTGGTGGTGGCTTTTTAGCCGCTGGAGAAAATCCTACATTAGGAGCTTAGTATATGCCTATAATGATGCCTAATCCAATCAGTCTTGGTGGCGAACCTATTGAGAAAATGATTGAAAAATATAAACGTGCTAATACAATTAAAGAACAATGGCGACCTGTCTTTGAAGAATGCTATGAGTATGCTATGCCAGCAAGAGAAAGTTTTTATGCTACATCTTCTGGAAGTAATCGTACTGATAAGATTTTTGATGAAACAGCTGTAACAGGAGTTCAAGAATTTGCTTCACGTTTACAAGCAGGCATTGTTCCTAACTATGCTAGGTGGGCTGACTTTGTTGCAGGTACAGAAATACCACAAGAAGAACGACCAGAAGTAAATGCACAGCTAGATAATATAACAAGCTATATATTTGAAGTCATACAAAACTCTAACTTTTCTCAAGAAGTCCATGAATCTTTTTTAGATTTAGCTGTAGGTACAGGAGCTTTATTAATAGAAGAAGGTAATGCTACACATCCTATTAGATTTACAGCTGTTCCTTTACCACATCTTACCTTAGATGTTGGGCCATCTGATCAAATAGATTGTGTCTATCGTGATAGAAACATTAGGTCTTCTAATATACAAGTAGCCTACCCTGAAGCTGATTTACCAATGGATATTAAGAAAGAACTTGCACAAGGCAAAGATACTTTTTGTCATTTAGTAGAAGGTGTGCATCAAGATTATACAGATATAAATGTAGAAGCGTATGTCTATACTGTGTTTTCTGTAAAACATAAACATATCTTATTGCAAAAAAGATTTGAAGGACAAGGTAGTAATCCTTATGTAGTATTTAGATGGGGTAAAAGTTCTGGGGAAATATGGGGAAGAGGGCCATTGTTAAACACAATGCCTGCTGTTAAGACTACTAATCTTGTAATAGAGCTAATACTAGAAAATGCACAGATGGCTATCTCTGGTATGTATCAATTAGAAGATGATGGTATTATTAATGTAGATACAATACAGTTGTTGCCCGGAACGATTATTCCAAGAGCGGCAGGTAGTCGTGGCTTAGAGCCTGTAGCACCATCTGGTAATTTTAATGTAGCTGATCTAGTATTAAAAGATATGCGTACAAATATTAAACGAGCATTGTATAATGAAATGCTTGGAGATCCAAACAGAACTCCTATGAGTGCAACAGAAGTAGCTGAAAGAATGGCTGACCTTTCTAAACAAATAGGTTCTGCTTTTGGTAGGTTACAAGCTGAAATGGTACAGCCTGTATTACAAAGAGTGGTTCATATATTAAAGAAACAAGGGCGTATTACTTTACCAACTGTTAATGGTCAAGAAGTAAAAATACAATCAACATCTCCATTAGCGCAAGCACAAGCTAACCAAGACGTATCTTCGTTTAATAGATTCCTTGAGTTAATACAAGCTCGCTTCGGCCCACAATTAATTAACGGATTAATTGACACTAACGAAGCAACAGCTTATCTTGCAAACAAGCTTGGTATTCCTGAAAAATTAGTTAGGACACCAGAGGAACAACAACAAATGGTTGAGCAAATGTTACAAATGCAACAGGCGCAACAACAACAACAAGGGCAAATGCCTCCAGATGGACAACAATAAAGAAAAAAAAGTAACAAGTATAGATGGAAATATGCGTTCTCCTGAACGAGAAACTGAAATTAATCTACATTTCTTGTCTACTTTTGTTTCTCCTGCTGGAAAAGCTGTACTACAATACTTAAGATCTATTACTATAGAGAGTGTAGCTGGGCCTGCTATATCTGATTCAGAACTAAGACATAGAGAAGGCATGCGTTTTGTTGTTGGTTTAATTGAAACTAGAGTAAAGGGTGGTGAATATGAACGAAACAAATCTAAGTGAACCAGTAGAAACAGAAGAAGTTTCTCAAACAGAAGATGTTAGTATACCTGTAACAGAAAGACCAGAATGGTTGCCAGAAAAATTTTGGTCAGACAATGGTGAAGCAGATTATCAAAGTATGGCAAAATCTTATACGGAACTTGAAACTTTTGTTGGTAAAAAATCTGAGGATATGGAAGCAGAAGTTATTGCAAAGCTTGAAAAAGAAGTAGCTGAAGGATTACCAGAAGAAGCTAGTGGATATGTTATACCTGAAATGCCAGAAGGTGTTAATGCAGACAATCCTTTAATGGATAGTTGGAAAGATTACTGCCATAATAATGGTATAGATCAAGATGGATTTAACTCTGGTATAGAAATGTTTATGCAAAATGGTATGGACACAGGGCCTAGTGCAGAAGAAGAGATGGCTAAACTAGGCGATAATGCTAAAGCAAGAACTGAAGCTGTAGGTTTATGGGTAAGTAAAAGTTTTACTCCTGAAGAAGGTAGAGCTATAGAACAAATGGCTACAACAGCAGATGGAGTTAAAGCATTAGAACGTATTATGGAATCACAAAAAGGAAACATAGGCAATCAAGTAGATGCAGGCTCGGCAAGAAAAACAAGAGCAGACTTAGAGCAGATGATGTTAGACCCTCGTTACTCTAATTCAAACAAAAGAGATCCTGCTTATGTAAAACAAATAGATGATGCCTTTGCTAAAATGTTTGGATAGTTTTGTATACTGTATCTCCATCTCTTAAAAAAGATGTAGTACATATAGCAAAACATATGAGAAAAGCAGACATTGTAGAATGTGAAGCGTTAAACAAATCTCCTTTGCAAGCTATTAATACTGCAATGATTGTAAAAAACAGCCAAACTCTTACGTTATATAAAGATAAAGAGCCTGTTTTAATAGGAGGTCTTGTACCTGACGGCATTAAAACAGCTACAATATGGGCGTTAGCTACAGATAAAGCGTTTAATAATCCAACAACTGTAGCAAAAATGGGGATAAAATGGATAAATTATGTAGTAACTCCCTATGAAAAGGTACACAATTTAGTGTGGTCTAAGAATAAAAAGGCTATTAACCTGTTGATTTTACTAGGTTTTACTGTATCTACTAAAGTAATTCACGTTAATCACTTAGAGTTTTTTTATTTTGTGCGTAGAAACTTAGATAAAAATTAGTAAACATCTTAACTGTAGACCAAGTTTAAATTGAGTAGAGCCCTTTAGGATAACTTTACAGAGAGCAAACTTGATAATCTCGTTCGTATAATTTTAACTTAACGGAGGGCATGGATATGTCAATATCAATAGACCAAGCTTTCATTAAGCAGTTCGAGAGTGATGTGCATGTAGCTTATCAGCGCATGGGATCAAAACTTCAAGGAACGCTTCGTGTAAAGCCTAACGTACAAGGTAGCCAAGCACGTTTTCAAAAAGTAGGAAAAGGTTCGGCTGTTCAAAAATCAAGACATGGTCAAGTACCAGTAATGAATCTTGATCATACTAATGTAGACGTAACAATGGCTGATTACTATTCAGCAGATTACGTAGATAGTCTTGATGAATTAAAAACTAACATAGATGAAAGATCTATTGTAGCACAATCATCTGCTGGAGCATTAGGCAGAAAAGCTGATGAGCTTATTACAACAGCACTTGATGGAACTAGTAACGTAATTACTGAAAGTGGTTCTGACGGCTTAACAGCGGCAAAGATTAATACTGTTTTTGCTCACTTTGGTGAAAACGATATTCCTGAAGATGGTGATAGATACTTTGTAATCTCACCTGACGGATGGATTGATCTTTTAAGTATAGCTGCTTTCTCTGACGCAGACTTTGTAGGCCCTGATGATTTACCTTACAAAGGTGGTATGGTAGCTAAAAGATGGCTAGGTTTCCTATGGATGACTTTCTCAGGATTACCAGTAGCAAGTTCAAAACGTCAATGCTTTGCATACCATAAAACGGGTGCAGGTCTTGCTATTCAATCGGATGTTCGAACAGAGGTTAACTATATCCCTGAAAGAGTATCTAATCTAATTACTGCATACATGAGTATGGGCGCAGTATTAATTGATGACACAGCTGTATATCAAGTAGGTATAGCAGAATAAGGAGAATAAAACATGGCTTACGTAGCAAGCGATCTATATAAAGTTGGTGGTGCTAATCCGGGTATGTGGATATACAAATCTACAGAAGCAGTTAGTGCTGTAAGTGGTAGTGGTTATTTTAATAATGCTACTAATGAGTTAAAGCAGTTTGATGTAATAGTTGTTATAAGTGCAACTGGTGGTTCTTCGCCAGCAATTGACTTGGTAACTGTAACTTCAGCTACAGGGGCGGCAACAGTAACAACCGTAGCTTTAGCATAAAACAATAGATCATAGAGAGGGGTTAACGCTCCTCTCTATTTTATAAGGATTTCAAATGGCAACTACCGACATTGATATATGTGCAAGAGCATTAATAATGATAGGTGCAGAGCCAATTACAAGTTTTGTAGATGGAACTACTGAAAGTAAAGTAGCTTCTAACCTTTATACAGATACAATAAAGAACTTAATTTCTAATTATCGTTGGAGATTTGCTAGTAAACAGGCACAATTATCACGATTAACAGATAAACCTGATGCTATATGGGATAGTGCATATCAACTTCCTGCTGATATGCTAACTCTACATACTGTTTTAGTTAATGATAGGCCTATTAAATACAATAGATATGGAGATATGGCTTATTGTAATGCAACATCTACAGATAAAGTGTTTGCAGATTACACATATTATGACGAAGGACTTACTAATCCTGCTATATTGTTTCCTGCTTATTTTATTTATACAGCAGAATTAACTTTAGCGGCATTGTTTGCTTTTTCAGTAGCACAAAATACAGAGCTTAGTGTTGCTTTAGAAAATAAAGCAGGCAGACAATTAGCTATTTCTAGAAATTTAGATAGCCAACAAAACACAACTAAAAAATTTACAACATCAAGATTTATAAACAACAGAAACAACAAAAGCTCTTCACAAATTGAAGGTATAGTGGAGGAATAATTGGCTTTAAAAAGTAGTGTTAATAAACTGCGTCAACTAAAAACTAGCTTTGCTAGTGGAGAGTTAGACCCATTAATGAATATGCGTAGTGATACTGGAGCATATGCAAATGGTGCAAAACAATTAAAAAATTTAAATATCTTACCTCAAGGTGGAGTAGAACGAAGAGCAGGGACTAAATTATTAACAGCTTTAACTGGCGATGCACGTTTAATTGCTTTTGATTTTGATGATAATGAACAATACATAATAGCCTTTGGTCATCAAAGAGCTGATGTTTGGTATTTAGAAACTAATGCAATAGTAGCTAGTATTACAAGTGCCCCTTGGACTTCTTCTATAATTTATCAATTAAACATAGCACAATCAGGTGACACTATGATTGTATGCCACCCTACTATGACAACTCAAATTATTAAAAGAACAAGTTTAACAGCTTTTAATACTTCTAATTTTGCTTTTGATGGGGATGATGAGAATGTTTATCAACCTTATTACAAGTTTGCAGATGCTTCTGTTACTTTAGCAGTAAGTGGTATATCAGGATCTAAAACAGTTACAGCTAGTGCTGATCATTTTACATCAAATCATGTTAATACTTACCTTAAAATAAACAAAACTTCTTTAAAAATTACTGGGGTAACTAATGCTACTACAGCAACAGCTACAATATTTGGAACATTAGATAAAGAATTAATAGAAAATGCTTTAACTAGTAGTAATGGAACAAAATTATTAACTATAGAAGACCCATTACATGGTTTAGTAGATGGAGCAACAGTAACAATAACTGGTGCTAATTCTATAGCTAACATAGATGCAGGAGATATTAACGCTAGTCACAGCATTACTGTTAATAATGATGATCAATATCAAATTACAGTAGGAGGCAGTAATAATGCAAATGCAACTACTGCTGGAGGTGGCCCTTTAATTAAAGTAAGTGCGGCAAATGCTACTAATACAGAATGGAAAGAACAAAGTTATTCTGATGAAAGAGGGTATCCTGCAAGTGTTACATTCCATGATGGAAGATTATGGTTTGGTGGTTCTCGTTCACAACCTGATTGGTTATGGTCTTCTAAAGTAGATTTCTTTTTTAATTTTGATACAGGTGAAGGAGAAGATGACGAAAGTATACAAAGTTCTATTGGCATGGATAGAGTAGCAGATATACGGCATTTAATATCTAATAGACATCTGCAAGTATTTACAGCTAATGCTGAATTCTTTTGTCCTCAAGGAGATACTTCTGTTTTAACTCCTGAAAATTTTAATATACGAAGACAAACAACATATGGTTCTAACTTTGTTAATGCTAAAGCTTTTGATGGAGGCACTATCTTTGTTCAGAAAAGTGGTAGAACAGTTAGAGAATTGTTATTTACAGATACAGAGCTTGCTTATTCTGCAAATAGTTTATCTTTGCTTTCTACGCATTTAGTACAAACACCTAATGATTTAGCAATTTTTGGTGGCTCTAATGCTAGGCCAGAACAGTATGCTTTATTTGTAAATACAGATGGAACTATAGCTAACTTTCATTCAGTTAGAGCAGAAAAATTAGCAGGTTGGACACATTGGTCGCAAACTGGAGCTACCTTTAAAAGTGTAGAAGCTGTAGGTACTAGATGTTTTTTTACAGTATTAAGAGGAAGTAGTTATTTTTTAGAAGAATTAGGAGATGCAACAGATACTTTAGATCATTCTACAACTAAAACAATATCAAGNGCAGGATTAAGTTTTACAGGACTAACNGCTTACAATAATCAAACTGTTAAGGTAAGGTCAGGAACGTACTATCTAGGCGAGTTTGTTATAAGTGGCTCAGGTGTGTTAACTCTTAGTGCTGGTATGGAATGTAAGGAGGTTACTGTGGGTTATGACTATGTTGTAACAGCAGAGACTATGCCAGTAGAAGTAGTATTGAGTACAGGTAGTTTAAGAGGACAACCTAAAAGAATATCTAGAGTTATTTTAGGATTAGATAGTTCGTTATCTTCTACTTTAGAAGGCTCTCAAATTATACTAAGACAAGTAACAGATGATTTTTCTATTGCTCCTAGTGCCTTTACTGGACTGAAAGAATTTTATGTATTAGGTTATGGAAGAGATAGAAGTATAACAATTAAACAAACCGATCCGTTACCTATGAGAGTAACAGGACTAGTTATGGAGTATGGATTTTAATGTGCGAACCAACAACTTTAATGTTAATATCAGCAGGTGTTAGTGCCTTTGGTCAATATCAACAATCACAAGCACAAGCAGATGCTATAGAAGCGCAAGGTGCAATAGATCGTAGAAATGCAGAAATTAGAAATGCACAATTAGAAGAAGATGCAAGNATAGAAAAAATAAGAGCGCATGATGAAGAGATGGCAAGAAGAACAAANTTAAANGAAAGCCTTGCTGGAATGAGAGCAATGAATAGAGGAAGAGATAGTGCAAGTTATAATGCTATGACAACAGCAGATGTTGATGCTTATAAGTTTGATGTAAGTCAAATACGTTTAGGTGCTGGTATATCGCAAAGTCGTATAGCTTCTCAAATAGCTGTTAATAAAAACTCTGTAGCTAATGCAGGCGCAGGTGCAGGAGCAGTAAGAAGAGCAGGAATGATAAGTGCAGGAGGAACATTAATAGGTGCAGGAGCAGAATATAAACGATCTAATGTTGCTGGGACCAAAACTAAACCATCACCATCAACATACGATTTTGCGTAGGGATATAAAATGGTACAAAGATATAGTAAATTTGAAAGAAGACAAATAGGCAATTTACCTAAAGTTACCCCTGTTAATCAAAGAGTTAATAATAATGAAGCGCAAGCTTGGGGGCAAGTAGCTCGAACAGGAGGTGCTTTGTTTAATCAATTTGCTCAATACGCAAGAGATGATGCAAGAACTAAAGCTATTGATGATGCTGAAGGGGTTGTTCTTGAAAAAGATAGTGCAGGTTTAACTATAATGCCACCTCCTATGCAAGAAGGAGGAAGTATTTATCAAGAAAATTATAAAAAAACTATAGGCAATATATATAAAAGAGAAGTTAAAACAGATATAGAAGGAAGCATGTCACGATTATATGCTAAACATTTTTTAGAACCTGATGTAATGTCACAAGCAATGGAAGATAGTCTTAGTTCTATTGTTTCAAATGTTGCTCCTCAAAATCAACAAGAAATGGCTAGAATAGGTAGAGATCGTATTGATATTTTTATGCAAAGAGCTGTTGAGAAAGCAACAACAAAAGCATTTAATACAAATATAAATGGGTTACGAGCAGAAAAAGATGACATTACAAATAAACTTATAAATGACCAGCTTGATGACCTAGAAAGAGAAAATTACGTAAGTAGAATAGTAGAAATAGATTTAGATTTAGCCTAATGTTGGTGTACTTTCTTCTTACGAACAAAAACAAGGAGAAAGAAATAGAATAGATTTTGAAAATTATTTTATGTTAAGAGATCTTTTTGAATCTAGAAGTCAAAGTGGTAGTGCTATTTTAATAAATGATCCTAGTAAATTAATAGGAATGGCACAATTATTAGAAGGCAATGAAGGTGGTCTTGATAATGTTGGAGTTACTTTATCAGATGGCCTTAAAGATTATAATTTTACAAGAGAATCTATTCAAGAATTAATACAAAATCCAGATACAAGAATAAAAATAGCGGCTCAATTTAGAGCTAGAGCAAAAGATATAACAGTTAAAAACACACAAAGTGAAAGAGATATAAGTGTTCAATCAATAAAAGAGAACTGGGCCGACAATAAACAAACACCTATAAATGTTCCTAATTCACATGTTCAACAAGCTTTAGATGAGGAATTAGAAGTTATAGTAGCTACCGTAGCAGACGAGTTTAGCGAAGAAATAACTTATGGTAATTTTATTAGTAGCATAGGCGCATTAAATGATAACAAACATATAAAGTATGTTGATGGAATAAGACAATACATAGACAGAAGAGAAACAATTCCAGATTCTTTAATAACAGGATTAAAGAATATTACTTTAGCTCCTGCTAGTGAACTAGCAAACTTTTATTTTCCTTTTTATAAACAAATGCAAAGCACAGAGAAATTAAAAGAAATATGGAGAAACGCTGGGTTAAGTGTGTATACAAATGCTATGTTTAAAAGAATGAACATGATAGTAGAAACTAGTAGTGATTCACGTAAGAATAAAGAATCTTTTGAAAATGTTNCAACTCTTTTAAANGCATCTAATAACGAANAATACATANNAAAATTAAAATCAATGTTAAGTATGGGTGATNCGATTGACGGTGTAAACATAGANAGCCCAACTTTAATAATGAATTATTTAGATCAGTTTTATGGACAACAAATATCAACAGTTCCATATTCTGAATATAATNAAGAAATGAAAGCTTTAGCTTATAGAGAAACTTTAGAATATATTTCAAATGGAAGNGACCAAACTATAGANGAATTAACAGAAGGTTTAATANATTTATCTCAACGAGTAGTANAANCTAGAGCAAACCCACAAGAAATTAGTGGAGGATTTAAAAAACAAGATTTTGAAAAAATGCTTTATAATGATGCTAATGATATAAGCAATATAGATAACACTATAAATAGTAAATACAAGGCCATAGCTACAAGTAGTATAGCTTATGGAGCAGATCCAAAACATATAATAATGAATGTAAAACTAGCAGAAGCAATAAACAATAAACTTGGAAGTGAAGGCGCAATTATATCAGTTTTTGAAAATAAAGATATGATTAGAACAGAAGAAGAATTGTTTCAACAAACTGTGTTTTCTAATATAAATCAAAATCAAAAACTACAAGCTAGAGGTGGAGAATTTAACAGAAAAATAATAGAACCTGCTTTTAAAAATAAAGAAGAACAACAAGCATATCGAAATAATTTAATAGATAATACTGGAAATTCAAAAGTAAGAGAAAGTATGTATGCACCTTTTACTGTTAAGTACAAAAATACAGATGGTGAAGTTGTAAATATACCAATGATTTTTGGTAAGACTTATAAATTGCATTATGATGAAACAACAGAAAAAACTCATGTAGTTCTTATTGATGATGATGGAGAATTTAGAACTATTAATGGCTATCTTGAAATAGATAATGGTAGTGGAAGTGATCCTTTTGTTTTTAATACACAATCAATAATAGAAGAAAACACTGCGCAATTAGATGCAATTGCAAAAGTAAAACAATTAGAGAATATAATAGAAAAAGAAAAAGACTTTATACAAAGTGAAATAGAATTAACAACAGACTCATCTGCTAACTTTAGCATATCTCGATCTGAGCCTGTCCCAACAATAAATCTTGGTAAAAAAATATTTAGGCATTTCTTTCCAAAAAATACAGAAGAAAGAATTGCAGTAAGTCAAAGCCTTATAAACGAATCTGAAGAAGCAAAACAAAAAATAATAAACGAAGTAAAAGAAACTGATGAAAATTTAACACGACTAGAGGAAATTAAAAACAATCCAGAAAAACAAAAAATACTTAAATATAAAGGTACAGGTACAGACCTTACTATGAATGTAGCTTCTATAGTTGCTAAGATGTTACCTGCTAACAATGAAGAAAACTTAACAAATTATTTAATTGAAATTGCAAATGTAGAAAGTGATGCTGGAACAAATCCAGATACTTACGTAGGCAAAAATAAAGATATGGGTATTTGGCAAAATTACAAAGCATTAACTACTATGCAATTATATATAAAAGAAAATACTAAAGGAGATCAATTTGCATCTAATGTTAAAACAATAGAAGACGCTATGCAAAACTATATACCTTATTTTTCTATTGCTAATACAACTATAGAACATTTAAAAAGTCCTCTTGTTAGTGCTGTTGTAGCTAGGTTGTATATAGCATTAACACAAGATCCTATACCTGACACTATGGATGGTAGATCTGTTTATTGGAAACAACATTATAATACAGAATCAGGAAAAGGAACAATAGAAGATTACAGAAATAAAAATAGATAATGGCAGACTTTAAACCTAATCCTTTATGGGGAAATACACCTCAATCATTAGCAGAATCTCCTTCGTGGTGGGGAGATGTAACAGATAACCTTGCTTTAATCTATGCTCCTTTACAAAATAAAATGCAAAATTTTGTGTTTCCAGCAGAGGAATCTTTTAATGTTACTATTGATCAATTAAAAAATCACCCTACGCATATTTGGGATGAGTTAACTGAAGCTAGAAGCCAAGCAGAATTTGCTAACATTTTAACAATGAACCAAGAAATGTCTGAAATTAGAGATAGATTATCTATTAACAATTCTATATCAGCTATGTTAATGGCAGGATTATTAGATCCAATTAATCTAGTACCAATTCCTGGTGCTGTAGGTATGGGTTTTGTTAAGGCTGCAAAAAGAACTGTGCCTTCAATAGCTGGCTTAACAGCAGTACAAGAAACATGGAGAGCAGAAAGAGATCCAACACATACTGGGTTAGAAGCTGTTGGAGCTATAGCAGGTAGTGCATTCTTTGGTGGGTTACTTACAGGAACAATAGGGCATTTAACAAGAGGAATGAATGTAGGCAAGATAGGCAGTAATTATAACAAAGCTCATTTAGAACAAGAAGGTAAAAAAACTAATCTTAAAAAAAGAAAAGTTCAATACAATAAAAGAACTAAAGCTATTGAAGAAGTAGATGTAGATCAGTTTGAAGCANCTTTAAAAATAAAAGAAAGAGTTTTANATGACAAGAAAAGANCTAGAAATGTTAAAGGCTTTGAAGGTAAGAATAAAGGGGAAGATGATTCAGAACAACTAAAGTCAGTATTTGGAAGCTTTGAAAAAACAACGCAAATAGGAATACTTGGAAGATTAATGGGAAGGTTTGCTAGCCCTTTTGCTAGTAGAATGGCGCAACAACTTATGTCTGATATGTCATTAACTACTAAAAATGTAGACGCTGGAGGTGTAGCTATTGAAGGTAAAGGAAGTGTTAAGCTTAATGATGCACAACACATTCATACTAAAGCTATAATTATTAGAGATTTACAAGATTCATGGACTCAATATTATGGTGATAGAACTACACAACCAGCAAGATTTGCTGGTATGCCTACTTATAAATGGGCGGCACAAGTACATCAATTTACAACTGGCAACAAAGACAAGCTAACTTTTGAAGAATTTTCTGCACAAGTTTTTAAAACAATAGCTGTAGCTTCAGATAAAACTAGAACAATAAATGATCAATCTGTAGAGTTTGGTAAAATAGTACATGAAACACCACAAATACAACAATCAGCAGAAAAAATAGTTGCCGCATTTAAAAAAGCTGGGGATATGGGGGAAGAAGTTGGTATATTTAGAACAGAAGATGGAATAAAAAAATCATTTCTTCAAGACCATGATGAATACACTCAGTATTATATGCAATATTTAGATTTTAAAAAAATTAAAAAGCCTACAATAGCAGAATCATTTGCATTAAGAACAGCAGAAAGAAATATGGCTAAACTTTTAAATGATATGGAAGAAAAAGAAATATTTGTTTTAAGGTTAATGGGAAAGAAAGAAGACGCAGGAGCTAAAATAGAAGAAATATTAGAAACAATAGCAAAAAGAAAAGAAAAAAATGTTGAAAGATACAAAGATATTGTTAACGAAGAAATGCACAAAAAAACTAAAAAGAAAAATTTAATAACAGAAATAGAACAACATATAAAAGAAAGTCTGCAAGATCAAAAAGATATTCTTTCTGCATTAGATGAAGCTTATCATACTAGAGGTTTAACTAAAAACCAGCTTGAAAAAAGAAATGATATAATTAAAAGGCTGTTTTCTGTTTATGGATTGCAAGATGTAAAAGGTAAACCTATTAAAGCTAAAGGTACTCCAAAACAAGAACAGCTATTAAAAGATTTAAATGATCAATTAAATGCACCAGTAAGTTATGCTAAACAAAATTACATGAAAGATCTGTTAAAAAAAATAGATCAGCCTGCTACTGAATCACAAGAAAGATATATAGCTCATCTTAAAAAAACTGTTGAAGGCACACATTTTACTAAAGGTTCTCTTATGCCTCCTAATGAAGCGCATTATATTACTAGGATATGGAACGAAGGAGCTATAAGAGATAACTATGACAAATTTGTTAAGATGGTTCTTATGCCCTATCTTCAAAAATCTCCTTCTGGAAAACTTAGAAGAATTTTAGAAGAACAGCCAAAACCTAATGCTACTAAGGATGAGCTTCTTGAATTAGATATTGCTAAAGAAAATGCTCTTAAAACAAAAGCAGAAGAAATAGCAAATAAATTAATAGGTGAAGCTGGCGATACTAATTTTGATAACATGAATGGCAAAGGGCAAGCACGTTTCTTTATGAAAAGAGATTTAGATATGCCCAACTATCATTTATTAAAAGAACATAATGGTATGGCAGATTTTATAGAAACAGATATTAGAGCTATAAGTACAGCTTATTATACTAAATTTGGGCCAGCTATTGAAATGGCTAGAATGTTTGAAGGAGATAGATTAGGTGAAAGAATGATTAGAAAATCAATCTTTGACATAGTTTTAAGACATGCAGATGAAATTAATACTAAAGGTGCTAAACCTTTTATGAAAGATTTAATGGCGCATGAAGATGATTTTAATATAGGTGTAGATGCTGTGTTAGGAAGAATAGGTAATCCTGCAACTAATGGTTCTACAAGTAACCAGCTTGTTAAAGCCGCTATGCAGTTATCACAAATGGCTATGATGGGTAAAGTAATTATAGCCTCATTAGCAGACCCAGCTAAGATTATTTTATCAAGGGGTATGCGAGATGTTTTTGGCAGATACTTTAAAAATTGGGCTGTTGATTTAGATGAACGTGGCATGATGAAAGCGGCTAAAATAGATTTAGAAGTTAGCTCTGAAACTTTAAATACTGTATTAAATACAGCTAGATACAGAGTAATGCAAGCAGACGCTATGGGTAATTATGGCAATAGAAAACTAGGTAAACTTGGTGATAAAGTAATGGGTGGCTTAGATGACCTTGCTACTGGTTTTTATAATATGAACCTACTTAATTCTTGGACAGATACTTTTAAAGGATGGGTTGGTCTTATGTCTGCTGATAGAATATTAAGAAATGGAGCGTATTTAGAAGCTAATACTTTTTATGTTAAGATGCCAAAAACTGATTATACAATTAGATATGGTAAAGGTAAAGAAACAGAAGATGGAAGATATATTCCAGCTTTTGCTAGACAAAATGAAAAAACAATTTACATAGATTCTGATGCTGTAAGAGCTCAATTCAAAGATAAAGCATGGTTAAAACCTAAAGTTAAAGGAGTTAAACCATTAGAAAATGTGTTTGAAACTCCTGATGAATGGCATGATTTTGTTTTATTACATGAAATTACACATAGTAGACACCCTAATAAACTTAAAAAATCTAAAGCAGATTATGAAAATGATACTAATGCTTTAGCTATGAAAATATTTAAACAACAAAAAACACAATTTAATAAACGTACTGTTACACCATTAACTAAAGATCAATCTTTAGACTTAGATATTTTAAGACAGTATGGATTAGGACAAAGAGATTTAATAAATATGCACAATGCTTGGAAAAATTCTGGTGGCAAACGTGGAAAAGAAATATATTACTCTAATGTTCAAGCTTGGGGTGATGATGTAGATCCTGATTTAATTAGAAAATATACTGTAGCTGTTAGAGCCGATCAAATTAATACTATTATTACTCCTACAGATGCAGATAGATCAGCTTTGTCTTATGGTATTATAGGCAGAGGAGCGCAAAGAAGACAACATAATTTCTTTAAAATGCCTATTCAGTTTATGTCTTGGAGTTTTGCGGCAAACAATAAAATTATAATATCTTCCTTGCAAGGGCGCAACAAAGGACAAATGTCTGGTAT